GTGTAGCTGAAGAGCTCGCCGTGAAGAGGGCCTCGCGATTGCGAGATGCCATTCACAGCATATGTTGTGGTACATGTGGTGGTTTCCATCATGTATCCGTAACGAAGCAACTGACCCCACTCGGTCAACGCGGCGACATTTTGTAACACGTCGCCGGTATTGCCGAACCAGTCGAGGAGCCAAGACCACGGCATTAGATTCCACAAGGTGTCCACATTAGGGCGCAAGCCGTAGACGCGGTCAGCGTCTGCAACAATTCGTTTCCATTTACCCGAGTCGACGACTCCGGGATCGTGGTACGTAAATGCGCCTTTAAACCATCTTTTCTTCTCGATGGTCTGTGTCACTTTGTATGTGCCGTTCGCTATTCCACCCATGCCGCCAGCAATGCTGTATGCGCTGATGTCAGTGATATCAGGTATATGCTTGCCAAGTCCCATTGGGATGACGGTTTCAGTGGTAGCGATTTCAACAGGAAAGTCGAACCTGCGCCGCACGAGCTTGCCGGAGTTGTCATGCAGATTTTGCAATAGCTTGTCTGCATTCCGGATCGCTTTAGCGGTTCTCTGTATATCCCTCCAGAGCGGCATGATGCCAAACTGAAAGTTAAGATACTCAGAGGCTAGCGCTTTAGGTCCTCGATCTTTGAGGGTTTTCATACCGATGAGAGTCGGTAAGCCCTCTCGAAAGAGTTCCGCGAACGCTTGGCTGAGGTCGACAGCGGGCTTGACAGGACTGCAGTTTGCAATCGCAGTCGTACCAAGAGCTACTAACTCTTGATCAGTGGAGAAAGGATCCGGGTATGGTACCCCGGTGATGTTTCTTTCTACCACATTTACACCTAAGCTCGGCAGAGCGCGCGGGAGAATATGGCCGTCTTTAATGGCCTTCTCGTTAACGAACTGCCGGTAAGTCCAGCTTTTACAAGGGTAGGTAACATCTGTTAGATGTACCTTCCGAGTGAAAAAAGGACCGCCGAGGTCTGTCATACCCAATTCCCCTCTCATAGAGTGGAACGGGTGCCCTTCCGAGACAGTTATCTGTCTCCCTTCCCAGTTAACATAGCCGTCCCTTTGCGAGGTATTCACATATTCTCGCTTAAACGGGCGGTACGTTGACCCAATACCGAACGGCGGAATGCGTCGCTGACGCACCTGCTGAATCCGGTAGGGATTGAGTTGAGAAGGCATTGGATCTTCCTTTGGATAGTGTGATTTCTCACGTCTTGCACTGCGTTAGAGGCGGGGGCCCTCGGGCCCT